GGCGTTTATCCTGTGAGGAACCCGGTTTATCATGAAACCAGCCATTCAAGAACCACTCGACGCATTCCTGTAACTCATAGCCTACCGGATGCTCCCGGTCATCAAACAGCAGCCAGATCAGTGCATCACTCTTCTCGTACTCATTCAGTTCTTTGTCGTACTGGATAAGAAATACCTGTATGCCGATCCGAAATGATGTATTGATCTCGTACCCATTCCATTCGGCCGGCAGAGGATCAAGCATGACATTTATCATGCCCTTGCCCCTTTTCTGCTGGAGTTATAACGCTTTCTGGTCATCTCGTAACGTTTGCCGAACAGCTTATTCATTACCGGGATAACACCCTCGACAAACTCCACCAGTGCCGTTTCATCCGGCGTAATATCGCCGTAGATGCTCTGAACCGTTCCCTCACCGAACAGTTTGTCAATTTCCTCGGCGATCTGTTTCAGGTATCTCACGCGGATACGATTGATCTGCAACCCCCTCTCCACATCAACCTCTCCAGAAACCGTTTCGTCCTGCTCGTGTTCCTTTTTCCATGCCGCCGCTTCCTTCTCGCAATTCTCCGAGATTTCCTGCAGATTATTGATGATCTTGGCAAAACGCTCCGCTGTGTCCGCATCTGCCACATTCACGCTCAATACTGTGATAAGATCTCCATCCTCATCCTTAATCGCAATCTTTTTCAGACCACTGTTTAATTTCAACTCTTCCATAAAAATTACCATCCTTTCAAAAATGGGGCAGGACTAAAAGGAACCCACCCCATTATGCTAATTTTTCATTAACACCTTATTTTGCAGCCCAAGAAAACGAGCCGTCCTCGCTGCTGATCGTAATTGTTCCCAGTTCCACATCGCCGTTACCGTTGATCTGGATTGTAGATTTCAGCGTGTCACCGCCGCTGCCGCCGGTGCTTGATGGGCATACCGTTACCGGTACGCGGATACAATCACCCGATCCTGCTGTCAAATCCGTCTTATAGAACCGGTAGTAATACGTCTCGCACGCCTTACCGGTCGGGAACTTCTTGAACATATCGTCGATAGCTTCCTGCATATCGTCAGACAAGTACTCACGCTCCGGGGACATGTTAAGGGCGTATCCCTTTACTGTACTGCTCGCAGTCTTCATGTTGACATACTGGGTTGAATCTGTGCTGGGTCCCCAATCTTCTGTGATCTCTGTGTAACCATCTCCCATCTCTGCCAGCTTGGTCGTGCTCCCTGCCAAAAGACCAATATCCAGCAGAGAGACCATGTTTGTTCTATCCTGTGCAAAGAACTGTAAATTTGTATTCATGATTGGAATACTTTTTTTCATGATCTTATCCTCTCTTTCCTATTTCTTGTAAAAATATTTCAGCTGCATATTCACAGCATAAGTTACCGCTTTCTCGTTCTGGCCGCCGCCAAACACCGGAGACGTTCTCGTGATCGCTTCCAGTGTCAAGTGCGGATCCTTAAATTCAATCCCGCTCTCTTCCATCCAAGCTGCAAGGCTGTTAAGCATTTCCTGCGCATCAATGCTCGCCTTGTTTGTGGTCGGCGAACTCTTATAGATCATCTGGAACGGCATCTGCGCCACATAGCTGCCGCTGATATACTTTTTCAAGTAGATCGCGCCCTGCAATGGGAAAATACCGATAGATGTACCATCGTTGAGGTTATTCCATTTAACTGTGGAGTTATCCGCTTTGAATGTCCGAGGAAAACTCGGATATTGAAGCACCAGCGCAAGTATCGCTTTCTGTGCGTTCTCTGCATCCCGAATAGTGAGTTTTTCTGGTTCTTCCATTTACACACCCCCTATTTCAAAATGAGGAAGAATATCCTCGTATTTATCAATGGTTGTTACTTTGTAGCAATCGTCATAGTTATCCTGCATCCATTCAAGCGCTTTCTCTGTTGGAAGTTCCACATCCGTATGATCTCCCTTAATAAAGAAATCCTCTTCCGGTGTGAATGTGATGTAGTTCGGCATTTCTTCCTCTGGCAGTTCCTTCCACTCTTTCGGCGGAAGATAGGGCTTTATCGTTTTGTTGACGTCAACAAAAAGTTTTGCTGCATCTGCACTGTCCATGCCGCTCTTAGAGACGTTCGCGCCTTTGGTTTCCACAAGGTCTACACCTTCAAGCAGTGTCGGGTAATACTTCTCTTCCTCGGTCTCCGGATCAAAGGCACGGTTGAAAAGCGTAACGGTCTTGTTATCGAAGAATCCCATCTCACACCCCCGCATACAATACTCCGGTGCCGGATAGATACTCGCATACCGTGTCATAACACAAACGGTTCTGTGCGCCTTTATCGTTCAGCACCTTATCAACAAGTGTCTCGTTAGTTCCAAAGCTGATTGACCGCCCACCAGAGGACATAGATTTGACATTGCCGCCCTTTTCATCGCTGGCATGGTTGGTTTTGAAATCTATCTGGTAGAGCAAATCTGCAAGCGCACAGGTGGCTTTCTGGATACGCTCGTCAAATTCTTTCAAGGTATCTTCGTTGATATGCCCGTAGGTCAGCTGATTCAGCTTATCGCTCGCCCGGCTTTCCCACTTAGGGAAAAGGGATTCCTCGATAGAATCCCCGTAGTATTTACTCTCGTAAAACTCAAATGTGGTATATCCCATCTCGGAATCCCCCTTTCTTATGAGAAGTCAACAAGCAGATTCTCGTTCAGTTCCTTGATTCCGTAAATCATATCAAAGGAAATCTTGTCCTGCTTATGATCGGAATCATATGAGAATACGACGCGAACACCGAGACCATCGGCGGAAGCAATGTAAGCGTTCTTATTACCCATAGGCAACTCAAGATTGCGGGTAACGAGTGCCAGACCGTTTCTGTGGAAGCCGAGAGCATGTGCCTTATTCACAACAAAAGCATCTGTTGCCGCAACCGTCTCCGGGATATTCTGATCTACTTTCACAGTTCCAGCGCCGGATGCAAGTGTTACATCTTCGGTCACGGTGTAAAGATATCCGTCAACGATTAACTGATCGCCCTTCTTAATGGTGGCTGCTGCAGTCTTGCCATCAGATACAGTAAACTCTGTCGCGCCCTTAGTGCCTGCAACCTTGTAAGATGCCACTGTTCCCGGTACATCGTTCTGATTCTCCGGGCAGTTCTGGGACATAAAGGTCTCACAGGTGTAAACCTTTCCGATCTCGGATTCTTTCAGCGCGATAGAATCTCCCTTGTAGCACTGCTTCGCAAAGTTGTCCAGCGTGTTGTACTTGTACAGGGTCGTCGGCGGCAGAATCAACCGTCTGTCTGTACGCGGTGCCTTTGCCTGATCCAGTGCCTTTCCTACGCCTGCAATATCAGAAATTACCGGTGTGCCGGACACTGTAGCTTTCTTTCCGGCTTTGGAGATGCCGACAGCGAGAAGATCCGCGTCAATCTGCTGTGCCATAGCCTGCATAGCCGGTGTGATGACCTGCTCGGAAAAGTTTTTGATATCCAATGTCATTTCCCTGGATCCGACATTAACCGTGATATCCCGGAAACGATCCATCTTGACGGTAGTAGAACCCTCGGTGATGTCCTGCGCTTCTGTCTGCCCTGTGAAGTTCTTTGCTACGAAAGTAGCCGGTTTTCTTACGGTGATGGTGTCGCCCACCTTTACAAACTCGCTGGAATAATCTCTGTGTACGAGATTCGCCATAGTAAGGTTGCTCTGCAATACCATCAGCGCTTCATTCGCAATAATCTGCGGTGTTAAAATTGTGTTTGGCATAAATATTCCTCCTTAATTACTGGTTCTGTTCGCGCCACTTCTTATAGGTGGCAAAGTCCATTTTGTTCGGATCTCCGGTGATTGGCTCGGTCTGTGCCCCGGCTCCCATCGGAGTCGTAAATGTTGCCTGGTTCTGTTCCTGCTGCTGTGCCTGCTCGTCAACAAATGCGCTCGCATCATTCTTCTTGGCATCTTCTAAAAGGTCATTGAATCCAATCAGCTTACCATCCTTGACAGACACATTAGCGGCGATGTCGCTCATGATAGCTTTCTTAGCAGACTCAGACGAAAACTTAACGTTTTCAAATGCCTTTTCCAGTAAATCGCTTTTCTCGCGTTCTGCAATCTTGGCATCATAGTCTTTCTGTGCCGTCTCGGCTTTCTCTTTCCACTCGTCACGCTCTTTTGTGATGGTCTCAAGGTCTTTGCCGTCAAATCCCTTCAACGTCTCTTCCGCGGTCTCTGCGCGCTCCTTGTACTGATCCCGCTCTTCCTCCGCCTTTTTGACTTTCTTATCAAGTTCGCCTTTGGAATAAACTTCCTCGCCGATGCTCTTCTTGATGGATTCCTTCATCTCATCTGTCAGTTCCAAACCAAGTTTTTCAAGTTCCGTGATAACTTTTACCATGTTCTAATACCTCTTTCTTTCACTGTTTTTACTCCGGTCAGCCCGGCACGATAGAGTTGCTATTTTATCCATAGCTGGCAAAATACAAGAAAAAGCACGCCCCAAACAGGACGTGCCATCACATCCTATAGTTTTTCTAGGGTAGCGGGCGGATTCCTACGCTCCGTCCGGTGCTTTTCACTTGTCAAGTATATTTTAGCATGGGTCATAAAAAGATTTGTGCCAATTTTTAGGCACGCAAAAAGCGCCTATCTTTCAAGGCGCTCTTGCTATAGTACACGAAAGGAGGTGCAAAACGAATGAGCATAACTCGTCTGGCAATATTATAATAACTCATGTGCGGAGATAATTTGTGCCAAAATAAAAGAAGAAGCGTTATGCTCCCTCTCCTAAATATCAAGTCTGCCCTCTCTGATTGCAGCACAGATCATAGATAACGATTCCGGATAACCACTGTAACAAACCTTTTGCTTTTCGCTTTCCGGGGCATCAGATTTCATAAAATCTTTTACTTCCTTTTCAGTCGCAAAGTATTCCTCTTTTGTGTACTTTTTTTCTTGAATTCTGGCAATTAATTTATCTGCCTCACTTGAATTTTCAGTAATAGCGTATTTTTGGTTATACTCGTGTATTGTTTTTATGAGTCCTTTAATATCTGCCATTGCTACCGCCTTTCAATCTTTCGACAAACCCCATGACATCATTGTAATCTTCAAATGAAGCACCTGATTGTCTCAAGCGTTCGTCAACCCTATTTTCTAACCATCGATACCGTTCTGGAAGCGGAACGTTAAATATTTCCTTTGCAAACTCCATATCTGTTCCAAATTTAAAGGACTCATTCAACGCTTGTAGAACAATCGTTTTATCTCCATAAGCATACACATTCAAAATATTCTTCTCACCGCATATCTGCTGTTTCAACCATTCTACAGTCGCCTCCTCAATATATTCGTTTGCATTGTATACCTCTGACTTATAATAGCTTGCCGAACACGAATGAAGCATTTCATGCCATATTACACCATCGTCCGCTGTGTCAATAAGTGAAATATCGCAAGACCATTCCTTGGCTCCAAGAGCTCCATTTCCAACGTGTTCACTATTTACGTTTATATTTCCACTCCACTTCGATGTTCTATCAGAATACTGCGTTATTTCTTCCTTTATCTTCCGCGCGGTCTGCTCAAACTCTTCCTTTGTTCTTTTAGTATATCCTATACTGTCCGCTTTTTCCATCGGAGTTTTTACCGAATGGCTATACACCGTTGCCCTGCCATTCGCCTTTGCCGCCTGCTCCCGCTTAAACCCTGCTACCTTGATTCTGTCAGCCTGTGTCCTCAAACCATTGTCTGCACAGAATTGGTTGTACTTCCGGTTCTGCATCCGGAGCTTATACGCAAGTTTATCATATTCTGGCTGCAACATTTCTTTCACGTCTGTTTCTGCCACACCGTCAATCTCTGCCTGCTTCACAAGTAACTGCCGCTTCGTCTGCCGGATGGCACGCTCCATTGCTCTTTGCTGCTGTTGCAGTTCATATACCTTCCGGTTCTCCTCACTGTCAATCTTAAGATTGCCGTTTTCATCCAGATACGGATTTCGCAAAGACTTGTTCCATGGCTTATGGGAGTGCCGGCAATTATACCCATGCAGCCCCAGAGGATTCAAGACGTGTCCTGTCCCGTTCACAATATCATAGCCGGTCGTTTCCGCCAGATTCGGCGCATCCGGTTCGCTCCCAGATATTTTATAGCATCTGCCCTGCCAGTTATCATGACCGGCAAGATAC